ATAAATTAGATGAAGTAGATATAAGGCTAAATGCACTTTATTATAAAGAGAGAGAAATTGTAAAAGACTTTTACATAGAAAATAGAAGTGCTGTAGATATTGGAACAAATGTGTATCCAGAATTATTCCGAAACAAACCTTTTATTTCAGAACAGTCTTTGTATAATATCAGAGATAAAGCTGTAGATTTAATGGCTAGATTAGATATACATATAGACTAAGCTAAATAATAAAAAATATATACAAGAAGCGGAAATTTGGAAAAACTTATAAAAAATTTAGGAAAAATTATATATTTTTTATAAAAATAATATGGTATAATATTAATGGTCGTAAAAGCTAATACAATTAAATAAATAAAGTTTTTCGTTTTTTTTCCATTTATAAAACAAGTCAGAAACAATCTGACTTGTTTTTTATATTTATTAAATAAAAAAGGAGAAATATGCTTGAAAGATATACACCTAAGAAAAGAAGAAAACAAAGAGTACATCATGATTGGCAATTTGAAATTGCAAAAGGAAATACAGATTTATTTTATCACTCTACAGAATTTGATAAATGGAGAGAAGCATGCTTAATGAGGGATCATTTCGAGTGTCAATTCTTTGCAGGTAAATGGAATGATGGAAAGCATAAGCCCTACAAAATTAAAGTTGTAATGGCCAATACAGTTCATCATATAATACCAATCAAAGAAAGGCCAGACTTAGCCTTGGATATTAACAACGGAGTTTCATTAAGTAGAGAGGCTCACGAAATAATAGAAGATAGAAAGCAATATAGATTCAGAAAGAAAAAGAAACCTATAACACAGGAGAAATGGTAATGGTTAAAGCATTAGATATTAATAATATAATTGAATTATATAATGAAAATAATATTGAATCTTATATTAGCCAGCAAGATAACAATGCTGGAGTAATTACGTTCAATAAAGATGTACATGCTTCATACCTACTTGACTCCTCTGGATTAATTATTGGATTAAATATTTTTGCTAATGCTATCAATTCAAAGTCAAAGGAAGTAGCAACACAGTTATATTATACTTGTTCATTACTTGAAATCTTAATGAGTTCAATTGAAATAATATCTAATGTAACCAAGGAAGATGCCAATAGCATACTTAATCAATTAGATATATTTGGAGGGAACAAACTAAAACCTAAAGCTGTAAGGTTCAATGATTTTGTTTATAAGATTGAAGCAACAAATGGAATAATAATATTTTCAATTTACGAAGATGTACAAAAATTTTAGCTCAGATACCTCCAGTCAATTCTGTATCTAAGCTTTTCGTAAGGGGAGCGGGTGTCGGGTATCAACTAAATGGCTAGAATGAGAAGGGAGGGCAAAAATTTTTTGAAAAATGGAGAAAAAGATGAGTAAAAAAGCAGATTCAGAGCTTAATAAGATAAAAAATGAGATGCCTTCCGATGAAAATGAACTAGAAGAGTTAAAAAAGGATATAAAAGACGAACTTGCAAGAAAAAATAAATATGGAAAATACTATGATGATTTAGTGGATACATATATAAGCTATACCAAATTTGAAAAAGAACTTTTGGCTGATATTGATAAAAGAGGCTTAAGAATACGAAAGAAAAGAGCTAATGGAACTACAACATATATATTTAATGAAAGTATTGAATATTTATTTAAAACAAATTATCAAAGGTTACAAATACTTAATTCACTTTGCATAATAGATTTTAATCCAAAAATCATTCCGACTGAGGATGAAAAGAAAGAAAGAGATTTATTATGATTAAATGTAAAGAAATAAGTGAATATATGGCTTATTATAGAAAACACAAATCATATTTTAATAAGGAAAGGGTTTTACTTATGGAAAATGTAGTAAAGCCCTTATTAAAAAGGAAAGATATTATATTTGATGAAGAAACATTTCATAATTGCATTTCCTTTTGCGAAAGATGGTATTATAAACTATTTCCATATCAAAAATTTCTTTATGCTTTTGTATTTATGTATACGAAAGATGATATTCCTATATTCAGAACATTCGTTTTAATTATGGGACGAGGCAATGGAAAGGATGGAATAATAGCACCACTCTGTAATTTTTTAATTTCACAATATTATGGTGTTAATAATTATAATATTGATATTGTTGCAACTTCAGAAGACCAAGCAAAAGATACATACAATGTAGTATATGATACATTAGATGATAACGAAAAAGTTTTTAATAAATATTTTTATTGGAACAAAGAAGAAATAATTAATAAAGTTACAAAAGCAAGATTAAAGTATAATACATCAAATGCAAAAACAAAAGATGGAAAGAAAGATGGAGCAATAGTATTCAATGAATATCATGCTTATGAAAATTATGAACAAATAAATGTTTTTCAATCTGGACTGGGAAAAGTAAAACATGCAAGAATTTTTATAATATCAACAAATGGATATGTACGTGAAGGACCTTTGGACGAGCTTTTAGATGTTTGTGATGGAGTTCTTAATGGAGAAAGTAATGTATCAAGAATTTTACCTTTTATTTGCAAAATTGATAATGAATCAGAAGCAGATAATCCTAAAATGTGGAACAAAGCTAATCCATCATTAGAATATATGCCAAATTTACGAGATGCAATACAAGTAGACTATTATGAAATGCAAAAATCTCCAAGTAAAAGAGCAGAATTCATGACAAAAAGAATGAATTTTCCTCAAAGGAATGAAGCAGAAACAATCACTTCTTGGGAAAAAATTTTAAAAGCAAGTTATTCAGATATTAAAAATAAAAAGGAAAGAAGTCTACCAGATCTAATAGGTAAAAAGTGCATTGTTGGAATTGATTTTGCAAGCCTAAATGATTTTGCTAGTGCAGGATTCTTATTTAAAATAAATGGAGAATATATTTGGAGGTCAAAAACATGGATATGTTCAAAAAGCAAATTTTTCAAAGATATAAAGTTTCCATTTAATAATTACGGACAAAAAGGATATCAAGATTTTGAAGTAGTAAATACAGAAACAATAGATGCAAGAGAAATGATTGATTGGATTTTATCTGAAATGCCTAAATACAATGTTAAGAAAATTGTAATGGATACTTATAGATACAAATTATTGGAACAAATATTTATAGAAAAAGGAATAACAGTAGAAACAAAGCAAAATCCTTATGGACTTGTAAGAATGATTAAATATCCAGCATCAATTGCATCAATATATGCGCCAATGATTGAAAAAGCTTTTCAAGATGAAAAAATAAATATAGGGGATTCCGCAATGATGCGTTGGGCAATAAATAATACATGCGTAAAACAGAAAAAAGATGGAAATAAAGTATATGAAAAAGTAGAACCTAAATTAAGAAAAAATGATACATTTATGGCATTTGTTGCTTCTTTTTCTGTTCAAGATTTATTAGAAGAACAAATAATTTATGTATAGGAAGGAGTGAAAATGGCTTTCAGTTTATTTAATAAAAAAACATTCAAACAAAGTAGTAACTCAAACCAAACAGCACAAAATTTGATTATGGATATTATTCAAAATGAAATTGGAACAGCTAATTATCAACAAGCACTATGCTATGCTCATGCAGTAGATATGATTGCAAGAACTATTGCTCAATCAGAATTACAAATTAAAATTATTAATAAAGAAGCCAAAAAACCTATTATTACAAAGAATGAAATTTATTATAGATTGAATATAAAACCAAATTTAATAGATACAGGAACAAATTTCAAATATAAATTAGTTTCAAAGCTTTTATTAGATGGAAAAGCTTTGGTTATTACAGCAAAAAAAGAAAAAGATGGAATAGAAAGTTTCTTTTTGGCTGATAGCTATGAAGCATCAAAAGAAATTATGAAAATTAAAACATTTAGTAATGTTCAAATTTCCGATGATGAAAGTAACACATTGTCAATGAATGCAAAATATATTTTAGGTAATAATGCAATGTATTTTGTATTTAATAATGCTGAAATAAATAAGGCTTCTCAAACATTTAAGAACGAAATAAGTAAAATGCAAGATATTGCGGATAAAGTTTATAAAATGTCAAAAGTTCCTAAATGGAGATTAAAGACTCCACGGTGGACAACCAACAATGATTGATTATAAGACAAAAAAAGAAATTAGTTATGATGAATATGTAAAAAAAATAACTGGTGGACTTAAAGATAATGATGAAGCAATTATTTTACTTTCAGAGATTTTTGATTTGAACCTTTTAAATAAAGATTTGGAAGGAAATATTGAAGACCATTCAAAAATTAGTGAAGAAACTATTGAAAGAATAGCGATGACATTTAATATTCCTGTAGATATGTTTAAAGGTACAAAAACAGACAAGTCAACAAGCAATAACGACTTTATTACCTATGCATGCAATCCTATTATGAGAACTATTGAAGATACACTTAATATTAATCTTGTAAAAGAAGATGATTATATTAAGGGTTCAAAGATACAGTTCAATAGATTTTGCATGCAACATATTGATATTACATCATTAGGAACATCACTTGACAAATTGACTTCTATAGGCTTTAGCTTTAATCAAATTTGCGATTTGTTGGGATTACCAACGGTTGAAGAAGATTGGGCTAATGAACATCATATAACAAAGAACTATGCTACAACAGAAGATTCTAATAGAAAGGAGGGAAAATAGGCAATGGACGAAAATGAATATTATAATTACAGAAAAGTTAGTGAAAACGAAACTGAATTGTATATTTATGGAAACATTGAAAAAAGAGATTGGTTAGAACAGTGGCTGGAAATTGGTCAAGATAAAACAAATGCGTATACATTAAAAGATTTATTGGCTAAAATAGACACTCCTGTTTTAACGGTCAGAATTAATTCCTATGGTGGAGAAGTGGATGAAGGATTAGCAATCTATTCTCTTCTTTCAGATTGGAATGGAAAAGTTAGAACAATTGTTGATGGAATGGCTTGCTCTGCTGCAAGTGTAATTTTTATGGCAGGAGAAGAAAGAATAGTTCCTGAAAATGGTCTTCTAATGATTCATAATGCTTGGGCAGAAGCTCAAGGAGATAGCAATGTAATGAAAAAAATGGCTGAAGATTTGGAAAAAATCACACAGCCAAGTGTAAATATCTATGTTTTGAGAACAGGACTTTCAGAAGAAAAAGTAAAAGAAATGATGGATAAAGAAACATGGATAACAGCTAAAGAAGCTTATGATTTGGGATTTAGCACAACAATGCAAAGAGAAAATGCAAAGCAATCTTTAGAATGTAATTATGTATTTAATCTTGTAAATCAAATAAAAAGTTCAGAAAAAGAAATAGCTACAAAAGATACTCTAATTGATCAGCTAAATGATAAAATTTCTAAACTTGAAGAAAAAGTTGCAGGGTTAAATAAAGAGCCTAAAAATTCTTGGGCAAAATATTTTTAAATTTTGGAGGTATAAAAAATGATTAATATTAATGAAGAAACACAAAAACAATTTATTGAAAAACTTGAAAATGCAGAGGACAAATCAGCTGCAATAGTTGAAGTTATTAATGAAATTCAAGAACAAAATAATAACGAAATTATTGAGCAATTAATGAAAGAACAAGAGAATGCAATAGCTGATAAGGAATATGAAAAGAAGCTTGGACTAAGAACTTTAAGTAAAGAGGAAAAAGACTTCTATTCTCAAATTAAATTGGGGGCAAAGCAAAGTGTAACATTTGACCAAAATGATGCTTTCCCAACATCAATTATTGATAGAACAATTGCTGATTTACAAACAAAATCAGAAATTATGAAATTAATTAAATTTACACCAGCAGATGTAAAGAAATGGATTACAGGAAGTTACACTGGTTCTGCAACTTGGAAAGGATTATCTAAAGAACTTGTTGGAGAACTAGAAGCAACAATTGGTTCATTAAATATAGAACTTGGTGAATTAACTGCATATTTAGTTATTCCTAAAGCAATTACAGATTTATCTTTACCATTTGTTGATAAATTCTTTAGAACTGTACTTCAAGAAGCAATGATACAAGGAATTGAGGAAGGATATCTTATTGGAGATGGAAATGAAGCTCCAATTGGTATTTATAAACAAATTGACAAATCAACTGATGGTGTTCATACTGATAAAACTGTAAATACAGATGTTACAAATTTCAGCCCTAAAGGACTAGCTAAAGCAAAAAATTATTTAAGTAAAGATGGAAAGAGAGTATTAACAGAATTAGTTATACTTTGTAATCCAGCAGATGAAGCTAATTTTGTAGATCCAGCATTATATGATGCAACAGGAAATAATGTATCATCATTTAAAAACATTAGAGTAGTGCCATCAGTAAAGAATCCACAAGGAAAAGCTGCAATCGCAATACCTAATACATATACAATGGGCTTCGGAGGTATTAAAGAAACAAAATATGACCAAACATTAGCTCTTAAAGACGCTGATTTATTTGTTTCTAAACTATACGGAAATGGTAGAGCAGATGATGATAATACTGCTTATGTATTTGACGTTACTAAACTAGAAGAATATGTTCCAACAGTTAAAACAATCGCTGTTCCACAGGCTTAATTAATTGGGTATAGATAATGCCCCTTATCTATACCCAAAATTTTATAAAGGAGGGAAAGAATATGTCTTATATTGTTAAAAAACCATTTTTTGATAAAGAAGAAAAAATATATTATTCAAAAATTGGAGAGCCTTTTCCAAAAGGAAATATTAAAGTTGATGAAAAAAGATTAAAGGAACTAGCATCAAATAAAAATGCTTGTAAAGAGCCTTTAATTCAAGAGGTTGAAGAAATTAAAAAAGCTGAGGAAGCTGAAGAGGCTGAAAAAGCTGAAGAAGTTGAAGAAACTGAAGAAGCCGAAGAGGCTGAAAAAGCTGAAGAAGTTGAAGAAACTGAAGAAGCCGAAGAGGCTGAAAAAGCTAAAGAAGTTGAAGAAACTGAAGAAGCCGAAGAGGCTGAAAAAGTTGAAGAAGCTGAAGAAGTTGAAGAAGTTGAAAAAGCTGAAAAAATTAAAAAAAACAAAAATAAAAAATAAAATGTAGAGGTGCTTATAATGAGTATGAGTGATGAAACAATCAAACAATTAATAGAACAAATAAGAAAAGAACAACATGTTTCTCCATATAGAGATAATGAAGAATTCACTCAGTATATTAAAGATGGAACATATGATATCAATAACTATTGCGGTACAGATATTGATTATACAACAGATTTAAAAGCTAGACGATTACTTATTAATTATGTAATGTATGCTGACAACAAGAGGTTGGCAGAGTTCAAAACTTTATATATAGGAGATTATGATGAGCTACAAAGACAATATTACATCGATTTCAAAAATTCCAACGTATAATGATGGAAAATTTGAAATATTCGATATAAAACAAACAGAAGCTACATATCCAATAGAATATTTACACAAAGAAGATGTGAATAAAATGTGGTTTAAAGAATTATCAATTTCAGATACAGTTAAGTTTGAGGCTGATGCAAGAGGAATAAATCTTGTAATGAAAATAAGAATTCCACAAACCAAAGAACTTTCTTCAATGAATGTATTAAAAATTGGAACTGAATATTATAAAGTATATAATATTTATCATTTTACAGACAATTATGGATTTGAACAATCAGATGTAACTTTGCAGAAGTATAATAACCCTAAATTAGAGGAGGACGTACAATGACAAAAAAGGAATTAATAGATTTATTAAAAGAATTAGACATTCCGATTAATGAAGGTATACAGAATGATAAAGATAAGTATACTTTTCCTAGAATTGTTTTTTGGGAATATGTATGGTCGCCTATTGTTGCAAGTGATACAGAATATAACACAACTGTTACATATCAAATTTCATTTTTTAGTAATAAACCAAGAGATGAAAAGCTTATTAAATTGAAAAATCTTTTAAATAAAAAACATTTATATCCTACTATTGAACACGAATATGTTGAAGAAGAAAAAATGTTTCATTCATTTTTTCCTGTGGAGGTAATAGAAAAAATTGAGTAATCTAATACAGCAAGGTGATGGATATGATGGATTTGAAGATTTATCTAAAATAGTAAGTGAATATATTAATGGTGCAGAAAATAGTCATGAAGCATTAGTTGCTGGAGCTCAAGCATTTGTTACAGATTTAAAAAAATTAACAAAGCCATATTCAAAAATTCATTCCGCAGGTTATACTCATTTGATTAGAACATTTGCTTATTCAGAAGTTGAAAAAGAAGTAGTTGTTGGATGGGGAAAATATTATGGACGAATTGTTGAAAATGGTTGGTCTAAAAAAGGAAAGTCTTATGCTGGAAGAGCTCATTTAAGACCTACATTTGAAAAAAATAAAGATAGGTATTACACAATAATGTTAAAAAAATTAAATATAAAATAAGGAGGATTTAAAAATGGCAAATTCAATAAAAACAAAAAAGCCAAAAATGAAAGAAACAGTTGGTTCAATGTATTATAACTTTAACAAACCAGCTACAGGGGTTACTTTTGACGCATCTTCTTATGAAGATGAAATTGTAAAAACTGATATAGTTAAAAATATCAGCGTAACTGAAAATCTTGAAACACAAACAGTTAGAGCTTCAGGAAAAGATTATGAAACAGTTAATCAAACATCTAGTGAAGATATAGAAGTTGAAGCTGTTGCGTTTGATCCAGATGATTTAGCTAAAATGAGAGGCGAAACTGTTAATACTAATGGATTAATGCAATCTGGAAGCGAAAATAAAAGACCATTTTTTGCTTTTGGTAAAGTTGTAAAGAAAATTGGTGGTGGATTTCAATATGTATGGTATCCTAAATGTCAGCTAGTTGAAAATTCAGATGATATTGCAACTTCAGAAGATTCATTTAGTGAACAAAATGATAAAATAAAAATTAGAGCATACCAATTTGATGAAACTAAAAAATTAATTAAAAATTATGTTGATAGTGATTCAACTAACTTTCCAGATGGATTAACAGAAGAAAAATTCTTTAGTAAAGTAATTGTTACTAAAGAAGATTTAGATTCAATAGTAACATCTAAAACAGCCTAAACGGGAAATAAAAGTATATT